TCTACACCAACAAACATTAATAAAGCTATTATAGTTTCCATTAGTGATTACCATTGATTTTTTTTTGTAACATATCAACTTGTTCTTTTAGATGATCTATATTTACTTTGTTATATCTTGAAGCCTCAATTTCTTTTTCTATTGATTCTATTTGGCCAGATAAATGCTCTATGAGCATATACATTTCTAAATTTTTAGGTTCTTGTTCTGCTTTTTTTAATAAATCAGCTTGAAACAAAGTATCCGCAGTTTCTAATTTTCCTAACCTTTCTTGAATTTGAAAAAAACCATATAAACCGGAACAAATAATAAAAATTAATGCAATAAGATTTCTTATAGGCAAACTTAAATTTGTATTCTCATTCAATTTAACTTGTTTCATAATCAATCATAAATAATTTAATACCTAGTTGTTTTTGAAGTTTAGTAGGAGCTCTATAAATCTTATATGTACCTTTAGCTTTGTTTTCTAAACTAACGCCTCTATTTGTTTTGCGGTAGGTATTTGTTTTAATATCTAAAAGTTCTATTTTACCTTTTTTACTTACAATAACAATATCAAACGGACAAGCAGGATCTACCGCTTTAGCTACAAAATACCCTTGTTTTGTTAATTGAGCAATAGCTTCATATTCACTTGCCGTACCTTTTAATGATGTTTTTTTTTGTCTATCGGATATTATTGAAGAAGTGTAATCACCAAGTTGACAAGTCCACTTATGCTTATTGTTAGAATCAGCCATATTAATTTATAAATGTTATTAATTTTGTAATCAATATGTTGTAGATGATTGTTTTTTATAGTGTCTATCTTGTTATTAATTAATTTTAATTCGCCTTGTAATTTAATTATTTCTTTTTCATTTCTTTGTGATTGTGTAGCCATTTTAGTACCTTTGATACATAGAAGCTAAAGAAGGTGGTAATTGTCTTGCATTTCTGATTCTATTAGATTCTAAAATTTGATTTGCACCTATTGTTGCACCTACATTTACATTAGGACTTGCGGTAGTTCCAAATATTGGTGCTAATTCTTTATTTACTAATTTAGCTGCAGATTTTTCAGAAATTATATCTCTAGCTCTATCAAAACCGCCTCTTGCTACTAATAAACCTTGAATGTTTGCAAATTTAAATCCAAAAATACCAAATAACCCTCTACCTACTTGTTGTATTATTCTTGATAAAGCTGAAGCCGTATTTGAAGCATTAATAAAACCTTTAGGAAAAGTTTTTTCTATTTCGTTAGCAAATTCATCAATTAATTTAATTTCATCACCGTCAAAAAGTTCTTTTAATAAATCTTTATTTTTTTGTGATATTGTTTTCCAATTATTATAAAAAGTTTGTGCATTAAATTTAGCATTTCTGCTAGAATCTCTAACTAATTTTTCCCAAAATCCTGTTCTTAATGCTTGAAAATCTTTGTTTTTTGCTGCGGCTTCTGATAAATCTTTTCCCTCAACTCCAATTACTTTTTTTAATCTTCTTATAATAGATAATGATTCGTCAAGTCTTCCTATATTTGCTTTTCCAAAAATATAATCTATTGCTTTATTTGGAGTAACATCTGGTTCGTTTAAAATTTTCATAATTACTTTTCCAGATTTGTCATTAACGGATAAACCATTAATTTTTTTATTATTTATTTCAAATAAATCTTTTTTCTTTTTAAACAAAGCATTTGCTTTTTTTAACAATTTTACACCATTTTCACTGCCGCTAAAAAGCATGTTATCAACATTATCGTCAACAAATTTTTCCCATTCCGTTATAATAGCTTTTACATTTCTTTTATCGGTATTATTTTTTGTAGCGTTATAAATACTATTTAATCTTCTTTTAAAAACTATAAAATCATTGAAAGTAGCTTCTTTAATTTTTCTTGAAGACTTTGTATTTTTCGGTGCTTTTTTTGGTTTATATTTATTTACAAATTCTCTAATAATTTTTTGTGCTTTTATAGTTGCTGGTGTAAGTTCTTTATCAATAACAGCTGTTGCATCGTCTATTGATTTTTTTACGGACGCAATTAAGGTATCTATATTACTATTAGCCGCTTGAAATGTGCCGTCTTTATCAATAAGATTATAAGCTGTTTTTACTTCATTAGAAGCTGCAGTATATCTTTTTTCTAAACCTTGTATTATTTGTTGTCCAGCGTCTTCAATAGTTTCAATATTAAATTCTCCTCTATTAAATCTTTGAATTAAATTTTTTGCAGAATTTTCAATATCTATATTTTGTGTTTTTAAAAAATTTTGTGCTTGTATTTGTGGTTGTTTTCCATAACTACCTTTAGCAGCTTCAAATAACAAAGCAATACCCTCTTCATTACCCTCAGCTTGTGCTCTTGCTAAATTAAAATTAAATTTACCTGAACCTGCTTGTGATGCAGCTACTGTAGATGTTTCGCCTTGTGATAATTTTTCTGTAAAATCTTTTATAAATTTTTCGTTCATTTTAGTTGTGTCTAAACCTGCAGCTTTTGCTGCTTCTTCTCCTCTTTTGTTTAAAACAACTCTAGTTTTTTTAACCCCATCTTCTGTTACTTTTATTGTTTTTGTAAATGTAGGATTACCCATTATTTTTTTATAAACACTACTTGCAACAGGGCTTACAACACCTTCAAATGCTATTGGAACTATCGTTGATATTACAGCTCTTGTTTTGTCAACTTCTTTACTTCCTAAAGGCATAGTTGCTATATCCTGTGCTATTGAAGTTCCACCACCTGCCGCTCCAGAATATAACATTTTTCCAAAATATGATTTACCAGCTTTTTTCATAGCCCAAGAATAACCTGGTATATATTGTAAAATTTGTGCGGTTGTTTGTAATATATCTTGTTCTGATACACCTGGTTTATTTAAATAAAAAGATTTTCCGTCAGGCATAGTTACAATAAGATTATCAAATTTATCTTTAAATATTTCCGAACCTGGAATTTGGGATTGTATTATTTGTGCTTGTGCTTTTTGATTTGGATTTATTAACAAACCTGCTGAAATTTTTAACGCCGTTGATATATCGTCAACATTAGCTTCGCCTATTTCAGGCATATTTACAAATTCTGTTTTTTTAGTACCTGTGAAAAAATCTTTGGTTGCCCCTGCAAACTTTTTTATTTTACCGGAAACTGTATTACCCTCTCTAATTTCGTTTAATGCTTCTATTTCTTTTTCGTCTGTAACTAAAGTTTCATCAGATATTTCAACATCACCAACTTTTTCAGGTTTTTTTTCTAACCTTAATTTATCTAAATCTTTAATTAATTTTGGATCTGTAACAATAGTCATTAGTTTAACCTATGATATTGACCATTTATATAAACAAATTTTTTGCCATTTCTATCAATAATTGTTTCGTTAAAATCTGTATCAATAGTTTTTGATAATGCCGTTAATTCATTTTTCATTTCAGGATTTATTAATGGATTAGCTTTATGCCATGCAGCTTTATATTGCCCCCATGACATACCATCTGAATTTTTTTTAGATAAACCTCCGTTTTCACTTACCCATTTGTTTGCTTCTTCACTAAACGCTTTAGCTAATTGATTTTGTCTTTTGCTAATATCTAATAAAATTTTGTTTCCCTCTTTTGTCATAGATAAACCTGGTGTTATTGATTGTGTAAATTTTCTTTCTCCATCTGAAATTGCACCTTTAAATTTTTGTAATCCATCTAATACCATTCCGCCGGAAACACCTTGAACAACTTCCGCAATAGTTGTGTCTTGAAGACCTGGATTAAAACCAAATTCTTCTGCAAACTTTTGAACTTCTGTTCTAATCGGACCAAAAGCACCTGTATTCAAATTTTCCTTTTGTGTAAGTTCTAACATTGTATTTACTTTTTGATCATTAATTATTGCGGCATTTCCTGATTCATTAATATTTTTAAATTCTTCGGCAAAAACTTTTCCTATTTCTTTTTGTTCTTGAGTTTCTTGTGGATTATTGACTGTAACATTTGTACCAGAACCACCTATTTGTGAAACTTTATTTGTACTTGTATTTATTTGAAATTCTTTATCTAAAGGCAAACCTCTAGATTCTTTTTCTGCATTAGTTAATTGCCTAAAACCTTTTTTTGGTGTCATTATTTTTTGAAATTGTGCTGTTTTTAAAGCAGCATCACTAAAAGCCGAAAAAGGATTTTTACCCTCTAAACCAGCTCCAAAAATATTTGCACCTAGTAATATGTTAGGATTTAAATTAAATCCTGTATTGTTACTTAATAAACCGCTGTTTGGTTGTTGATTACTTAAAACACCATTGTTTTGATTTTTGGTTGCATAGTCCATCATCAACATTTCTCTAAATCTTCTATCAAACATTATATTAGTCCTTTATTTTTCATATAATCAATATTATAAGGGTTATTGTTTAA